TGCGTCGCCTAACCTAAACCAGCCCGTAAGAGGGTTTTTAGCCAATGTAGCAATTACGTTGGCAGCCTTAGCCAAGTTATTCACCATTGTTGCTACGCCAACAGTTACCGATTTAAGCGCGTTTAAGAACTTAGGGCCGAAGTCACCCATCTCATATATGGCTTGCTGTAAGCCTTTTACTATGCCTTCTTCACCTAATACGCGGGCTACGCGTTCGATCACGGGTGTTACGTTGTCGTTTAGAAACCGAACGAACTTTACAAAGACAGGTAGCAGCGCTTGGCCTATATTGGTTTTTACGTTTTCTAGTGTTGCGCTTAAAATCTTTTGCTGGTTTGCTAACCCGTCGCTAGTTCGGGCAAAGTCGCCTTGCGCGTCGGTGGTCTGTTCGTAAATAACCTTTTGCGCTGCCAATACCTTTTGCTGGGCGGTTAGCGCTGCCGTGCCCCGGTATATGCCTAGTTCGGTTGCTGCTGCTTTTAGTGTTGCGTCGTTAAGTAGTACGCCGTATTTGCGTAGCGGTTCAGCCTCGCCACGTAGGGCGCTACCAATAGCGTTAATGGCTTCGTCTACAGTAGTGTTGCTAAACGACGCCATATCTGCAGACAGGGCCACAAAGTCGGTAGCGAACGTTTGTAGGTCTTTGCCGGCAAGGCCAGCGGATTTACCAAACACTGCGAACGTGCCAGCGGCTTTTAGTGCGGCTGTTTCTGATATGCCAAACGCGCGGTTTGCTTCCCGGGCGAACGCTGCAACCTCGACACTGATAGCGCCAAACACCACGCGGTTTTTGCTTAACGCCTCTTGTAAGTCTGACGCTGCCTGAACTGATTTATAGGCCAATACGCCTACGCCTGTAACGGCGCCTGCTATTGCTGCACCTACCAGCGGTAACGAACTGCCTAAACCCTTAAACGCTTTTTGTGCAGCGTTTATACCCTTATCGCTAAAGGTAGTAATAATTGGTATGTTGATTGCCATTATCTAACCTTTAGTTGTCTGTTTGTAATCTTTTCTACTTGTTTAATGACGTCTAAAACCTCGGCCTGTACTGTTGGTTTATTGTTTTCTACGGCGATATCTATAACGCGCGGCTGTGGGCCTACTTCCATGTTTAGGTTGCTAACAAACTGGCTGCTGGTATTACGCCCGGCATGGTCATAAATAGCGCCTGCCGCGTCGAGGCTTTGCACGGTCATTAGACGGTAAGGCTTGGCGCCATATACAACTTGTTCGGTATATGATGACCCTCGATCGTCAGTGCGCGTAAAGTTTACGTAGCGTTCTTTGCTGCCCCGTACGCCCGTTTTGATCTTAAACCCTTTTTGCACGGCGTCGGTACGGTAACTGGTTTCACGGCCTCGAATAAGGTTGCCGCGTACCATGCCGGACAGCGGCGCCCCGTTGCCTTTGCTGTTGTCGTAACTGGCCACCATTTGGCGGGCTTCGCTTAATATCACTTGGCCTGCGCCTTTAATTTGTTTAGTAACTTGGCGCCTGTACTTGGGGTCAATTTCGTTAAGCAGTTTTAAGGTTTCTTGGATACCTTCTATTTCCAATACGGTTTTGGCCACGGCGTTACCTTCTGTTGCGTTCCTCTAAGCACTTTACAACAGTGGCTAGGTCTTTAGTGTCAAACTCGATTTGCGGTGGCCACCAACCAACGGTTATTAGCAGTTCTGCTAGTTGCCTTCGGTAGGTGCCGGGGTAAAAGGGCTGGGGTCTACCGCCTCTACAACTTCGATATTTACCAGTTGCTTAATGAACGCGTCAAAGTCGCCCGGTACTACAACCTTATGGTGCTTGCTTGCTTCCCACGCCAAATACGCTAAATCCTCGATACCGATACCAGTAGCCATGTCTGAGGCTTTACGCTTAAAACGACGTTCCCACGCGACAACAGTAAACAGGTTTGTAGTTACTTCGTACGCGTTGTCGGGTAAAGATACTTTAAGTGTTAATTGCATTGTGCCTGCCTTTGTGTCGGGCCGTTGCCGGCGCTGTTTATGCTTCGAGTACTGAGTAAACCCCGCCCGTGAATGTCACGCTTACGGTGCCTAGTTCGCCGATTGCCATTGTGTACGGTATTGCTTCCAAGTATGCGCCGGTAAGTGTCATCGTTGGGTTGGTTGCGGTGCCGGGTGATACTACTGACGGCGACCACGAAACTGTTACCTGAGTGCCTACCAATGCTTTAAGCGTTGCGTAAGTTTCGGCTGACGCAAACGACGCGTATAGGTCTAACTGAAGTGTGGAGTTCTCGAGGCCCGCCACGTATGACCTATGGCCAAATCCAAAACTGGTTGATTCTAGGGCCTCGATAGTCCTAGTGAAAACTAAACCCTGGCACTGATCCTGCAAAGAAATTGTGGCCACGGTTACGTTTGGGTTGCTGAGATAAGTTGAGGTTGCCATAGTAGTTAGTCCTTTGGTGTGTTCTTGCTATTAGTTTTAGCAGGTTTATCGGTGTCGTTTGTGGATTGTTCTATAAACCCGCCCTCGACTAACGCGGCGATGTTAATACCGTTGGCTTCGGCGCCCTCTGCGTCGTATTCGTCGCCGGGTGTACCTACGCGCGGGCTAATAATTTTGTATGGCATTTGGTTTCCTAACTGGTTTGGGCTTGCATTTCTATAGTTAAATCGTAGGCGGGCATTTCGGCGCCACCTATAACAGCAATAGTAGGGCGCCCGCCAGTTACAGCGACGTTTTTACCTAATACTTTGCTAGCCAAGTTCATTAGGCTGCGTTGCGCGTCAAGGTTGCCCGGGCCAAGTGTGATTATGCGTACCGTGTAGGTCATTTGGACTATGTTCCCGCCGCCGCCATAAACCACAAAACTAGGCGCGTCAATGAACGCACACGGCGGCACAAGGTTTCGCGGGTCTGTTACTACCTGTAGCCCTGTAACGGTTGTTAGCGTGGCTGCTAGATCGTCTAGCGCCTCATTAAACAGGTCTGTAAAGGCAACAGGCATTAGGCAACCTGAGGCCGTGGAATACCCAACAGCATTTTGATAGCCGGGCTGAGGCCTACCGAACTGCCAGCGGCCATACCGTCAAACGCTGCAAAGTCTGTTACCGCGCCGCGCTGCCTGTAAAAGAAACCGCCTAGCGAAATGGTGCCGAGGGTTACCTGCCCATTAGGCGACGTGGTAAGGCTGTCTATGTAGCCTGCCTCTTGGCGTCGAGTAAACGCAAGGCTGTTCGCTGCTAACGCGCATTGGGTTAAGAATGTCGTATCAAGTGCCGAGGCGGTACCAATACCTAACCAGTCCTCTATTTGCGTGGCCGTAATCCACGTGCAAGTTTCGGTAAACGTAATTGTGCCGCTGGCAGCGCTGCGTTGTACGTTGCTTCCCGTGCATGAATAGAGAACCTGATTAGGTACTGGTACTTCGTAATCGTAAAGTAAATCACCGTATTCATCTACGCCAATAAACAGATATTCGGGTATAGCGCGAACGGTGAACGTGCCGTTAAAAGGTACGCCAACTGTTGCAACTGTAAAACTTCCGCCTACTACTAAATCGTTAGGCGTGAGGGTTTGCAGTACTGCGAAATTGTCCAGTAACTGTTTATGTGTGACCGAGTAGACGGCCATAACTGGCCCCTATCCGATTAAATAGTGATCTTGCAAAGTTTGGTTGCGTCTGCCATGAAGGCGGCTGCGTAGCCACGGTAGGCAATAGTGCGGCCAAGTGTGCTTGGCACGTCTACCGAAATAGCGCCCTTTTGCTGTTCGTAGAACTCGAACCCTGCAGCAGCGCCGGCCAAGTGACCGACGAAAACAGCGCCCGAAGGCAGGTTTTTATCGACTACCAATGTAAGACCGAGTGGGTTACCGTTCCACGATGTAGCACCGCCGGGCAAAGTACCGATACCGTTAATTGGTGCGTTCATTGGGAAAATCGGGTTTCCAGTGCTGCTAAGCAATTTACCAACGATTGACCACGCGTTAGGGTCTAACACCATGTGCGTAGGCAGGTAGTTAGACGATTGCGAAATCTGTTTCGCTGCGCCGTAAATTGCGGTAATCCAGTCCTCAGGGTCTGTGTTGTCTGCTACTGCTTCGGTTTGCACGATTGCGCTGTAGCAAGTGTCTACTGCGTAATTGTCCGTCGCTTGTCCGTAGGCGATAGCCAACTGGTCGAGAACGATGTTGATCGAGGCTGGGTCACTCCAGTCCAAATCTTGTTCAGACATTGTTACAAACGTACCGAACGTCAATTTGTTTACGTTGTTATTTGCAACAGTAACAGTGCTTGGGTCAAGCGCGGTTAGTTGGCCTGTTGGCTGCTGAGTAACTGTTGGGCGTACCGTGATAACTGGGCGGCGAAATGTTGCGCCGCTTTGTGGCATGGCCTTAGCGCCGATTGCGCTAACGAATGGGCGAATAGGGTTAAGTCCGTCGTAAA